CTGCTGGCGGAGTACTGGAAGGTCATCACCACCAGCAAGACGCTGAAGGTGGGCAAGCGCAAGCGCGTTACCGAAAAGAAGCGCGTGGTTCAGTACTTCACCAATGGCGTGGAAATTCTGGACGAAATCGAGCAGCCCGGCAAAGAGATTCCGTTGCCGGTGATGGTCGGGCTAGAGCGCTATGTAGACGACGGGAACGGCCCCAAGCGCAAGCTCTTCTCCCTGGTCCGCCTGGCGCGAGACCCTCAGATGAGCCTGGCGTATCTGAACTCGCAGGAAATGGAAGAGGCGGGCCTATCGCCCAAGGTTTCGTATCTCGGCTATAAAGGCCAGTTTGAATCCGACGCGGAGGCATTCCGAACCTGCCAGAAAATTCCGCACGCCACCCTGCAGGTGGATCCGATTGTGGATGAAGCCACCGGCCAGGTCCTGCCGCTGCCCACGCGGGTACCCTTCACACCGAACTTTCAAAGCTATGAAGTGGCGAAAGACTCGGCGCGCAGGGCGATTCAAGCGGCCATCGGCATCAACGGTCTGCCCACCGCGGCACAACGCGATAACGAAAAGTCGGGTGTGGCGCTAGAGCGCATCGAAAATCAGGAGTCGATTGGCTCCTACCACTTTGCCGCGGGCTACGATCGCGCGGTGACTCGGGCGGGACGTATCGTGGAAAGCTGGATCCCGGCCGTCTACGACACCGAAGGGCGCGAAATCTCGTTGCGGCGCCCGGACGATTCGCGCCGGCCGGTGAAGCTGAACACCACTGAGCCGTATCCGAACGGCAAGGGCCAACTGGAGCATTACCCCATCGGGGAAGAACAGCACGACACCACCGTAAGCGCGGCCCCCAGCTACAACAGCCAAAGGGAAGCGGCCAGCGATTTCCTGGATAACCTGATTGCCAATTTGGGCAAACTGCCTCTCGCCCCACCGCAGGCAGCCCGGCTGTTGAGCCTGGCTATACAGATGAAACAGCTTGGGCCCAAGGGTGACGAAATGGCGGAGATTATCTCTCCGACCAATCCCCAGGGCGGCCAGCAGGCGGCCCAACAAATCGCCAGCATGCAACAGCAGGTCCAGCAGTCGGCGGCCTTGATTCAAGGGCTGCAGGCGGAGCTGCAAAAGCTGCAACTGGAGCGCGCCGGCAAGGTCCTGGATAACCAGTCGCGGATGGATATCGAGCGCATGAAGATTGAGGCGCAGGCGGCCGCGGCGGAGATTCAGACCAAAGCGCAGAATCTCGAAGAGCGCATGCAGTTTGTCGAGGATCTCTGGAAGCAATTGCACGGGCAAGCCCACGATGCGGCCCTGCAAGGCATGGATCAGCAGCATCAGGCGGCCATGGCCCAACAACAGCAACAGGCGGCCGCGCAGCAACAGGCCGCGGCCCTGCAGCAACAGCAGCAGCAACAGGCGGCGCCGCAAACGGGCGCCCCCTCGGAATCATAGGCGCGCGTACCATTCGGCGATCGTATCGCGGGAGTGGAGCGGCGGCCGGCGGGGCGGGAGGCAATACAGTCGCCCGTCGCGGAACTCCAGCGGGAAGGGCAAGGTTGCTGCGAATTCCTCCGATGTGCGGCTCCTGGCTAACACTTTCCCGCGGCTGAGATCCACCAGGGCCGCGTGGTAGTCGCGTTGGATCAGGTCCCAGGATTCAACCCACAGGGAACTCTCGGGCCTGGCTTCGATCAGCAGCATAAGAACGATTTTCGCAATAACTCGCCCGTCCGGAGCGCATCCGGACCCCACACTTCTATGGCAGACGAAAACAACCAACCGGCCGCGGAATCGTCAACCGCAGCGGAACCAAGCACCCTCACAGCACCTACCAATGGGGCGGAGTACGCCAATTGGCGCATGACGGGCAAGCTGCCCGAAGCCAAAGCACCCGCGCCCAAAGCGCCGAAACCTGGGGCCCCGGCAGCCTCAACCGACAGTGCAGCCGGCTCGGAACCGGATAATTCTCAGGGACACCGGAAAGGCGGGGCCGAAACCCGCCTGAACGAACTGCTCGCCGATCTCAAGCGCGCGGGGCTTTCGCCCGCGGAACTGAAAACCTTCAAACGCGAAGCGCAGCAACAGCAGTCCCAGCAGCAACAGCAACCGGGCGACAAGGCACCCGCGGCGAAACCAGAGCAAACTGCAAACCCGCCGGCCGGCCTCAAACCTCCCGAAGAACCGGACCCCGCCAAGTACAAAACCTACGAGGAATTGGAAGCGGCACAGAGGAAATACGCCCGCGATTTCGCGGAGTACACCGCTAAAAAGGCTGTCGAGGATTACAAGGCGGAGCAACGCAACGCGGCCGTGCAGGGCGAGTTGAAAAAGCAGCTCGACGCGGCCGGCAAGCGCTACGGGAAAGACATCAGCTCGGAGATTCGCGAGACGTCCAGCGCCATTTTCCACGATCAGGCCGTGCCTGCCGCGGTCAAGGCGCTCATCAACGATTCGCCCGTGCTGGTGGATTTGCTGTATGTCATGGGATCGAAACCGGAGGATCTGGCGGCCTTTATCGCTCTCTCCAAGAGCAACCCCGGCCAGGCTATCCGGAAAGCGGTGCTCATGGAGCGGCTGGTCTCGGAAGAGCTCCAGAAGTCTTCCGCATCGGGCAGCGAATCCGGCCAGGCCGGCGCGCGCGATGCCAGCGGCAAGTTTACCGGGACACCTGAGAAAGACAAGGGAAGCCAGGCGCCCCCACCGCCCAGGGAGGTTTCCGGCCGCGGCGCGGCCCCTCCGGATGCGGTGGCAACCTCGGCAAAACGGGGCGATTTCGCGGCCTACCGGGCTGCGCAGAACGCAAAAGAAATCGCCCGGCGCAAGGGTCACTAAGCCTTTGCGAGTGAGTCAACGTGGCTAACAACTTTCTCAACACCAACTGGGTTTCTATGGAAATCCTCCGCCTCCTGCTGAATAAGCTGGAAGTGGCGGAGTATTTCAACCGCGATTGGGAGCGCGATTTCGAAAAGGAATTCGCCCCCGGCGCTTCGATCACCGTCAAATTTCCGCAGCGGTTCACCGTGGCGGATGGCATGGGCTATCAACCCCAGGGCCTCAACCGGGTGTCTACCACGGTTTCTCTGGATCAGTGGATCCAGTGCGCTTTCGAGTGGGACGACTACGAAAGAGCCGTCAAGCTGGAGCGCAGCGAAGAAGAACTGCGCGAAAACTACTGGGATCCGGCCGCGGCTGCGATGTCCCAGGAATTCGATAACCGTTGCGCCAATTTCGCGCATCAGAACACCTCGCAGCTCGCGGGCGTCCTCGGCACGGATTCCACCAGCGTCAATAACTTCTATCTCTGCCGGCGCCTCTTGAAGGAACTGGCCTGCCCTCCGGGCAAGCGCGCCTTGCTGCTCAGCTCCTCTCAGGTCCAGTCGCTCGGCCAGAACATCACCACGATTTTCCACCCGGCCGATGAACTCGACACCCTTTTCAAAGAGGGAAGCCTGGGCAAGATCGCGGGCTTCAACGTGTTCGAGTCGAACTCTCTCTATTCGCACACGGCGGGCACCTGGTCCGGCGCTTCGGGCTATCCGAAGGTGTACGGCGGCGGCCAGAGCGGAACATCTCTCACCATTTCGGCCAACGTGGGCGACACCTGGAACGTGGGCGACAAGTTCTCGATCGTCAACGTCAACCGCATCAACCCCATGACCCGGCGCTACCCCGGCCCGATCGCGGTGAAAACCTTCACCGTCACGCAGGCTTTGACTTGCGTGGGCGGCAACGCCGATGTGATTAACTTCCTGCCGGCCATCTATGGGCCCGGCTCGCAGTATCAGAACGTGGACAACCTGCCGGCCAACGCCGCGGCCATTACGCTTTTCCCCGGCACCACCACTCCGGCCGGCCTCAGCGGCACGAACATGCTGGCGCTCTCCCGCTTCGCCTTCGCCCTGGTGGGCGCGAAGCTGTATGTCCCGAAAGCGGTCGAATCCGGCGGCCAGGCGCAAGACCCCGATACCGGGATCAGCGTGCGCAAAGTGATTGCCTGGGACCCGGTGCGGTCCGTGCAGGTCAACCGTCTCGATTCGCTGATGGGGATGGGCAACTTGTATCAGGATAACGGCGCTGTGGCTTTGATGGGCGCGTAAACCGCCAGCCTGGCGGCCCTTGGGCGGATTATCCCAGGGGCCCGCCGGCTCGCAAATCAGGAGAAAAATCAACATGAAAACCTTTCGTAG